ATTCGCTCGCGTTGTTCCATTTGCCCTTTTGTGTATCCGGCGTATTTGTTTTTTGCTACTGCCTTTGTCATAGCCCCATTCCTTTCAATAGGTCGTTCATTTCTTTTTTGTATCGTCCGTTTATTTCGTCTACTAGGTCTTGGACGACGATTGGAATTCCTTCGTGATCTTCGACGAAGCTGAGAAGATACTCTCGTTCGCTACGCTGCCCAGCTTTGAAACCGTCGGTGTAGGCGGTGTTATTCGTTAGCTTCTTTTCTAGTCCGTCATAGAATCCCCGGACGTAGTTTTCTTGTTTGACTTGTTGAATTGTTGCGTAGGTTGTTGTTACTTCGTCTTCGTCTTTCCAGAAGCTCATTCGAATTCCCTTCTTGGTCTGCGGTCAATCTTTGAAAGCTCTTCGATTAGCAGGTTCAAAGTTGCCGGGTCGAGTAGTCGTTTGACGACTAAGAATTCAAGAAGATTTTCGACGGCGGCTTGTTCGTCGCGTCGGCCTTTGTTGTAAGCGCCTAGCGTTTCAACGGGCAGCTTCAGAAGCGTAAACATCTGCGTTAAGTCCTTCCACTAGATCAAGAATTTTCGCTACCGCTTTAGTCGGAACCGGGTTCGTTGCTTTGATTAGGCGAATAACTTCGTCGCGCATTAGAAGGCGGCCCATAAGAATTCCGTCCTGTTGTGCGGTCTGGTAGCTGAACTGGTTCGGGTTGTAATCGTCGTTCCCGAATTCGATTGCCGGGTTCGTCTTACTTGTCATTTGAATTCCTTTCCAAGAATTGTTTTTCTAGGTGTTGTAGCAGGTGGACTTGGGCGGTGTATCGGTTCAGGTAGTACCGTTCTACTCCCAACGTCTGACTTCTTTCTTCGTAATCTTTTTTTGCGTATTCGTGTCCAACTTTTAGAATCCGGCGAACAACGAATTCAACTTCATTCATAGATACTTCCTTGCTAGATAGTCCACGAAAAAGATAGTCGTTCCCAGAAACCCAAAGACTCCAAGAGTGTATCCAAGAAGAAGGTCTATCTCCTGAAGCTTCCAACTACCGATCAAGATAGCTGCGAAGAGAATAAAGAATCCGAAAATTTTCATAGTGCGGATACCTTTCCTGCGAAGAACTTTTCCTTTAGCTCGAAGAACTTTTCCCGGGCTAGTCGTCCGTTAAGTTCTCCGTCTAGCGACGTGTACCATTCGTTCCAAGTTAGAGAATCTACTTCTACTTCAACGCGGTAAACGCGTCCGGTATCTGCGCTGTTGTGAGTTAGCTCTACGAAGTTTCCTTCTTCGGTCATCATTCTTTCGATCACTTTGATTCGTGTCATTTGACTTCCTCCACGGAACGGATTCCAACGTGCGGACGACCGATTGCGAATTGTGCGATTGCGGCCCAAGCTTCTAATGCCACTTGCTCCACGCTTTTGCCTTCGGTTAGAAGTGAGTTTCCAGATAGATAAGTGATTCGGAAAGTTTTCATTTTCTTTTCCCTTTCCTTTAGATCAACTTGTAAGAGTTGCCGGATACTCGAACTGCTAGAGAGTCGGATTCAAAAGTCTTAGCAACTGAGTAAACGTCGCGGCCTTCGGCTTCTCCGTCGAAGCTAACGTTGATAAGGTCAATAGTTAGTCCGCGGTGAGTTGATACCTTGAATGTTGCGTATGGAAAGCTGGCCTTAAGTGAAGCCTTCAGAAGCTTTGCTAGTTCCTTAGTTAGTACGTTCATTTCTTTTCCTTTCGTTGCCCCGGCTTCCCCGGTTAGTAATAGCTAACCATAGATTTTCGAGAATTTCTACCAATTTTGGCAAATTTTAGGAAATTTCTGGAAATGTTACCAAATCGTTATAATTCAGGGTAGTTCGAACGGTTGTTCGATAGATTCGGGGCCGTAGAATGCCCGTAGAAGCCTTTTTAGGCGTCGGGTAGAGTGTTTACCCTTATCAAAGCCCCGGGACGCCTAGCGTCCGCGTAGAGCTTCGTAGCAGTTAGCCGAACAACCCTTGAATCGTCCTGCCAGATTACCCCGGTCAAAGAGTCCCCCACGGAGCGCAACAGCTTATCCAAGTCTGGCATTACGGACGGATACTTCCGGATTGCGGTCTTAGGTCGGGGTAGGTAGAAAATCACGGAGAGTTCGAGCGGTTCGTCTAGCAGTTCCCAACCGTCGGAGATTGCGTCCATAGCTGCGAACGCTACGGCGTTTCTCCAAGTCTTATGCTTCGAAGAATTCACTTGAACGATTCGCCCGTTTATTACTGAGTGCGAACCTTGAGAAGCCGGGTCGCCTGAAACGTCTATGAGAATCTCACGCATATTGGCGCCACGCTTCGGAGATTCCTGCCCAAAGATAAAAGCAACCGAAGACTAGCCCGACGACGTGTAGGAAGCCGGAAGATTCGGAAGCGAACTCCACGAATAAAATTCCGGACGCCGACGGGACTAGCCAACGGAGAAACACTAGAAGGGCAGTTCTTCGTGAGTAGGGGTCATACCCGGAGCTTCTGAGCCGTCTAGTTTGATCGTTGCGAAGTTGATAGACAAGTTCACTACGGTTTTGTCTTCGCCTTCTTTGTTCTTGTAGTTTCCGATTGCCGCCGAAAGAAGTCCGCGAGCGGAAACCTTCTGCCCAACCTGAAGGCTGGTTGTCGGAGTGTCTAGCCAAGCGGTATATCTTGCGTCGCGCTTTTCGCCGTCTTTGCTTTTGAATGTTTCTAGAATCTGGACGCCTTTGTTCTGGAATACCAGACCGACGATTTCGCCCTTTACTTCTATTGTTGCCATTTCATTACCTTTCGTTTTTTTCTACCCTAGCAGTTAGCTAGGACTTTTTTATATGCTCCGGATTACAGCAGTCCGAATGACCGCAGTTCCGGATTCCCGGGAGAACTGGTTTCCCTTCGAAAATTGGTTGGGTGAGTGTTTCGAGATCGAACTCTCCCTGCCACGGAAGACACTTGGTATTCCCATACTTAACGATATGAGATTGCCCCATTCGGCAGTCCGAGCAACGAACGCCGGTCTTAGGGTCGTCGAGCTTGACGCGCCAAATATGCCCACAACGGTTACATATCGCTTCGTTATCTTCCACCGCATTAGAGTATCAGCCATTTATTAGCCCGGCTTGAATCGCTGCGTTTCGACAACACGGGCCGCAACTTAGAATCCCGATACCGTGAGCGCATTTCGGTTGCGGAGTTCCCTTCTTTTCTTCGGTGTACGAAGTCGCCCGGGTTTCTTCAGCTTTTCTTTTTTCCTTGATTCTTAGAGCGTAGGCGATTACGTGCTTCGCTTCTACGTAGCCTATGGATTCGTCGCGCTGAGCTTCGATCACGGCAGTTTTAGCGGCGGCGAAGTCTAGGTAGCCAATTAGATCGAACCAAACTTGGAGCTTCTCCGGGCTTAGTTGTCTGTTGTCAATCGCGCTTAGATATTCCATTAGCTCTTTGAGTTCGTTCTTAGTCATTGGCCCATTCCTCCAGCGCCTTCGAGTCGGTTGTCTTTCGTTTTGGTAGTGGCCCATTGTTCCACGCTTCAGCGTTCAACCAAGTAGCCGGGTTCTTGACGAATTGCCTTTCCGGAAGATTTGGGTCTTCCGAGAATTTCTTAGCCGCTTCAATGATCAAAGCTACGCTCCCGGTTTTGTTTACTGCCTTTCTGAATGCGTGTCTAGCCTGCCCTTTATCTACCTTTTTCGGGTAATGCGTCCAGAAGATTTCAAAGTTCAAAATTTCAATATCGCTATATGTTCTCTTGTTATTCTTAATATTTGTATTCTTAATAATGTTGTTCTTATGTAGCGGATTATCCTGCGTAGGCTTATCCAACGTAGGTTCAGCCGACGGGTCTTGGGTCGTGTAGGAATAGCCACCCAGATAGCCTTTCTCAGTTCTCTCCCGGTCTTCCGAGCGCAAAAGATACCCAGCTTCTAGCAATTCGTTTATTAGAGTTCGGATTGCGTCGCGTCCTACTCCGTTATCCCTTCCCAGCGATTCTTGGCTAATCCGCCAGCCCGGAGCGTGAGAAAGAAGCTGCGCTAGTAATCCCTTAGCGCCTAATGAGATTCGAGCGTCCCGAAGCCACGCGTTAGGTATCTGCGTGAAGTGATCGTCGAACGAATGATTTCCCCTAATCAGCGGCATATTTCCCTTTCCTTGATTGTCCGATACTAGCGAACAATTCAGCTCTTACGGTTTTTCCGTAGGAGTCCTACCAAAGTTATCGTCTAGCAAGAACCAGCCGTCCCAAAGACGCACCGGAGTTTCTAGCGGGTCTTGGTGCGAATAGAGCTTCCAACCCAGCGTCCGGGCTTTAGCTGCGAACCCCGACGCCGATTCCATTAGCCCATTTGAGTACGAACAAAAAGCGATAATGTTTGACGGGTGATTTCGTTCTTTACTTCCACCCATTCCACGGTTAGTCCGGTGTTGCGGAATTAGCTCCGGGCCAGTTGTTCCGCAACAAGGGCAAGCCTTATCCCGGTCTAGGTATTTTTGGAACTCTTTTTTATTCATCTTCCCACGGGTCATACTTCTTCGCTGGTAGGTCTAGTCCAGTTCCAGAGTAGTCCGCGGCGAATCCAATAGTTGAAGAACTGTCCGTATCTCGCAAGTGTTCTGGAGCAACCTCCGGGCAGGAATGGCGACGAATCCAATTCTTGTAAAGCTGAGTAGCTTCGTCCCCGGAAGCTTGAAATACTGCCCCGCAAGAACACTTCTCCCGAATCTTCATTAGCCGCCACTCTCCCGCCCATTAGTCTAGCTCCGCCATTGAAGTTCTACGTTTCGGCTAATGACGGCGGTCATTGTGGCCGTATCAGATAGGACTTTCATCTTCATTTTCACCCGGTTGAACTCCGCCCGGGCTAAGTCTGCCTTTAGCTTTTCGTCCACGGCTTGAAGTTTTGCCACGGCTTGACGATCGGCTACGGTTCCCTGACTATTCAGAAAAGAAAGAGAAACGGACTTGTCATAGGTTGCTTCTGCGTCCGCTAGTTTCACTTCTGCGTCATAAAGCGCCGAAGCTCCCTTCTCCATTTCTTTACTTATGCGCTGAAGTTCTTCGACGATTTGACCGGGCGTTTCCATTAGCCCAGACCTTCCGCCATTGTCTTTATAGCTTCTAGGATTGCGTCGTCTGCCTTAGCGGTCTTCGCTTCGGAGTAGAGCAACCGCAACTTGTCGATATCTTTTTCGTTCGTTAGTTCTCCGGCTTCGTAAAGCCACGCGCGAATTGGTAGCTTCGGAGTTTGACCGCGAGCAACCTTTTCCATTTCTTGTTTTGACGGCCCCTTAGAACCGCCCAACGCCCAACGTAAACTTCTTCCGAGCGCGGACGTACACGCATTTTCTAGAGCTGAAGTTTTATTAGCCATTCCCACGCCATCTACTTCGAATGCCCATTCCGTAGCTTTTGGAAGTTCGCGTTCTTGATCTTCAGCGTTTAGGTAAACCCGAGCTTCGACAACCCAAGTTCCAACCGCTCTATCCTGCGGTGAAGTGTGATTGACAATTACGCACCGAATATCTGGATACTCCGCTATTGCTCTTGCGTGTCTTTCTTCTACTGTTTCGTATTCGTTGAGATTGAATTGTGCCATTTTTATTTCCCTTTCTTTTCGTTGTGTAGGTATGGATTGCCCATTCCGCGAGCGCGAAGACTGATTGCGTGTTCGCCGTAGACGATTCCTTTCTTCTTTCCGCCCATAGCTTTCATAACGCGGCTCTTTAGTTCGGTGAGCTTTTTCTCAGCCTTCTCGAACGTGCTTAGGGCTTCGAAGTAGTGAAGACCTAGTTCGTCTAGGTGTTCTTCTCCGTCTTCGATTTTAGGATTCATAGCCCGGATAGTTTCGAAGGTCGAATTGCTTCCGTCCCAGTCCGGCATTTCAACCTTTAGAACTGATTCCCTGAAGCGATAAGCGGCCGCAATAAGTGAAGACGCTTCGAACGAATCCCATTCGATTTCGAATTCTTGATAGCTGGAACCTGCTAGAGCTACAAGCTTCGCTTCTTGGATTCCGAAAACATTCATATACCAAAGAACCTGCGCCCGGTAATGCTGCGGAACTTCGCTCCAGTAGTCGCGCGAAAACTTGACTTCGATAATTCCCCAAGTTCCGTCTGCCTTCTTGTAGAGCGCGTCCGGGTTCGCGCGTTGCCACGGAAATTCCTTATGCGCCCAAGTTCCGGTTGTGTAGATTTCGTATTCCGGGTGTTCTTCAGCGAAGATTTCTAGGATTGGAGCTTCGAGTTTTGTTCCAAGTCGCATAGCCATAGACGGTTCGAAGTCGTCCGGGATTTGCTTAGTCTTCTTCGCCCATTTTGTTATTGCGCTCTCGAACGGAGAGAGCGAAGCGATAGCCCCGATATCGGAACCGCCCACCGCGCCTGCTTCGTCGCGTAGATCGTGCCACTCTTTAGAGCCTGATTCAAAGTTGCCTAGAAGAACTGCGTCCCCTAATTCCTTGAGTTGTATTTCCCCTTTTATCATTTTTCAGATTCCTTTCAATCTGTCTTCCTTTTTAGGTAGTGTCTACCTTATGACTACCATACGACAATTATTAGGGATTGAGAAGAAATACCTAGAGCTTCACGAAGCTATCCGGGCCGTCGGTTCGGTCGAGTGTGAAGAACTGCCAGACGTGTTTTTTGCCCAAGAAGCCAGCCAGATTTCTCAGAAATTGGTAGAAGAAATAGCCAAAGGTATCTGCCAGCGTTGCCCAATAAGGGTAGAATGCCTAGACTATGCCAAGTCCACCCGGGTAGCGGGCATTTGGGGAGGCACTACCGAATCGGAGCGTTATTCAGCGTCGGGGACGTAAGAAATAGCTAAAGCGGAACCGCCCATAGCTAGAAGCGCCGCGGCTACGTTTAGAATCTGAGCGCCTAGTTCGTTAGTAATTGTTCCCAAGCTAATCAGTAGCGGGACGGTTGCGGCGATAATTCCGTATATCCATTTTCTTACTTCTGGCTTTAGATCGAACATTATTCTTCTTCTTTCTTGTAAAGGTTTACGTCTTCAAAGGTAGCAGACGCGGTGTACGCAGTAAGGATAATGGAGATAAGGGCAACTCCACCGATTACAAGCTGGACGGACACTTCCTTGTCAAAGAAGAAAGTTCCCATTCCGAAGATAATCATTACGAAGCCCAAGCGATAACCGCCGTAGATTAGCTTTCGGCGATACTTCCAAGACGGCCCAGAAGTGTCTTCGCCTTCTTGTTCCCGGAGAAGCATTAGAGCGTCGAAGATTTTCACTTTAGTTTGTCTAGGCCTATTTGGGTTTTTATGTAGCTAGTCGGTTCGGTGAACCGAGTTCCGTTGTTCGTGTAAACGTAACGCTTTCCGCGCTGCATCTCGAAGTGAAGGTGCGGCCCGGTTGATTCTCCGGTGTTTCCAGACTCACCTAGTTTTTCACCTTCGAAAACTACGTCCCCAACTTTTATTTCTGCGTCTTTGATAGACCCTTTTTTCAAGTGATAGTAAGAAGAAGTTATCCATTCGCCATTTATCTTGTGGCTAAGTCGAACAATGTATCCAGCTCCAGCGGGTTCACCGTTTGGAAACTTGATCGTCGAAGGCCCGGCATAGATTACTTTTCCAGCGGCGATAGCTCGAACCGGGCGACCGATTTCGACGGCATAATCTACGCCGTTATGGTGCTTGCGAACTTTCTCGATTGGGTGAATGCGCCAACCGTAAGGCGAAGAAATTTTTGGTATTGGTTTGTCAAAAGGAAAGCGCATAGTTCTATTCTACAAGAAGGGAAAAGAGAGCTGAAGCTAGTCCGGTGATTCCTGCCGCTAGTCCGGTGTAAGCAATTTTCTCAATCCAAGCCAACCGCGCAAGGGTTAGTTCAACTTCTCTTAGACGCTCCGGAACGTCGTCTAGGTGATCAAGTTTTTCTAGCAACCGAACAAGGATTTCCCCGTGTTCAAGTTGCTTCTGGTAGATAGCGTTTTGCGTAATCCTTACGCCAGTTGTTTCGTCCGCCATTATATTTCAATCGGAGCGGCGATTTTGCCGTCTTCTAGTAGGTAAGCTTCGGGAGCTATTGCCTTAGCGAATGCCAAAGCTTCTTCCTGAGTTATGTTCTTGAATTCCCAAGCGGTTAGTTCTGATTCATCTTGCGGTTCGGTAACGTAGCCCAAGATAGTTCCGCCGGTTTCAACCGTGCCAGCTACCCAAGCGCCTTCGGCTTGGAAACCTAGTTCGCCAATTTTGTCTTCTGGCCCGGTTCCGTACTTCGGGTCTGTAAAGTTTAGTTTCCAAGTTGCGTAATTCATACGAGTTCTTTCTTTGTTTTTTCTACTTCGGCGACAAAGTTATCCAATACTCCAGCTTGTTCCATAGCTTCGATATGCGCGGCGTTTACTCCCGAACCGCCCATAAGCATAGCCTTAGCGTTGTTGGTAAGTCTTGCCTGCCAGTAGTCCGGTTGGGCCGCTTCAATTTCTGCGCGTGTGAATTTATGTTCGAAGCTTTCCCAGATGTCTATTAGGTGAGCGAGTTCTCTTTGTGCGCCTACAACTGCCAAAGCCGTCTGCGCTTGACCTATTTCTATTTCTTGAGCTTTGAGTTCGTCTAGCTGATCGCCAGTTGCTCGAAGTCTTTCGATTTTTAGGTCTGTTTTTTTCTTGTGAATGTCCGCCATTTTGTATTTGTAAAGTGTGTCCTGAAGCTCCAGACAAGTCTGGTAATACTTCATCTCGGGCGTAGCGTGTTGGCCCAAGACAAACGCTTCAAGTTGAAAGCGAGAGCGCGGCTGTTGAACTTCGGCGATTGCCTTTTCGATTTCTTCAAACATTAGAGAGTTCCCGAGTTTGCCATAGCGCCCATATATTGTCTAGCAGATGATAAGGAAGTAGTAGATGATTTGGTATCAGACGGAAACGCGTACTTTTCTACCGTTGAAACTGTACTGCCTTCATTACCACCACCGAAGTATCCGGCGGTTCCAGAGTTAGCGAATCCTGCTAAAGCTTGTCTAGCGGCAGATAACCCGGTTCCAAGTGTAGCAAAAGTATCGGAAGAAAAGGTAAGTTTGAAAACCGCACTTGTTCGAGTTCCGCCAAAGTCAGTAATTCCACCACCGAAGTATCCAGCAGTTCCAGAGTTAGCCATAGCTGCGTGATCACCTTTCGCAACTGAAAAACCTGTACCTAGAGTTGAACGAGTATCTCCCGGAAAAGCAAACTTGTCTACGGTAGTTGTTGGGCTGGCTCCCGAGTTCAAACCACCACCGAAGTATCCAGCGGTTCCCTGATTGGAAGCGCCACCGAGTCTGAATCTTGCGGAAGATAATCCCGTTCCTAGTGTTGAACGAGTATCCGAAGGAAACGTGAATTTGTTTATTGCGGTTTGAACTCCTGCGTCTGCCTGTCCACCGCCGAAGTACCCAGCTGTACTTCTATTTTCTATCGCACTTGGGCCGTTTACCGCTGTTGATAATCCGGTTCCTAGCGTGCTAACAGTATCGGCGGGAAAAGCAACCTTGTTAACAATGGCTTCTCTCCCAACGGCGCTTGTTCCACCACCGAAGTAGCCAGCAGTTCCAGAGTTTGCCATACCAGCGAGATCACTTCGGCCAGTGGATAATCCTGTGCCTAAAGTTGAACGAGTATCCGCTGTGAATAAAAATTTTTCAATTGTTGTAATATTTCCACTACCTCCACCAAAGTATCCAGCTCGAACTTCAGCAACAATACCAGCAGCGGCACTCAAAATACCTAAAGGTGAGAGTGCCATTTAGACCGCCGTTGCGTTACCAATAATGCGGTAAGAGTTAGCGGCGACGCAGATAACAGAAACCGCGTCATACTGAGAAGCGATTCGATAAGCAGTTCCAGCGGTTCCACGCCCGAACAAAGAAGTAGCAGTTCCGTCTCGGGTGATCGTTACCGTTCCAGCTCCGTCGCGCAGAATGTCTACACGCTCTCCAGCTTGAAAAGACGTTGCGGTTCCGATAGTTATAGTTTGAGCCGAAGCCGAATCGAACTCTAGAATCTTGTAGCGGTCGGCGGGAAGAACTGTATAAGTTGCGGCGGTTGATGTTGTAAGAGTTGTTTCGTTGCTCAAATAAAGATTGACGTCTGAAGCCGCTAGGACTTCTCCCGCGGTAAAGGTTTTTCTTGGCATTCTGGATTCCTTCGTTCTTTGTTTAGTTTATCAGTAACCTAGACGGTCGTCGTCTAGCTGGCCGAATAGTGCGGAGTCCAATACGAAGACTCCGAAATTCAGGGTTTCGAGTGTGAAACTTACGCGCTTCTGATTGAGTTCCCAGTTATGAGCGATACCAATAATTCGAGCGGGCAGTTCGATCGCCGGGGGAATGCCCGACGGAGCGAATCGCACTTGAACGATATCCCCAATTTCTAAGTCTAGAACTGCGTTAGATTGCGTAGAGTTTAGCTTGTCGATAACTACGCTCACGGATTCAAACCTAAAGATAGGGTTTTCGTAAAACGCTAGAAGTGTGTTAGCTAGGGAAGAAAGCGTCGCCGGGTCTTGAACTAGAAGGCTGGTATCGGTGTAGGTTCTGACTCCGTAGAGTCCGGAAGAAGTGGCATTCTCGACTATTACTTCGTCTGGAATAACGTCCGTATTTGCCAAAGCTATTCGAGTGAAAAGATTCTCGGAGCCGTAGATTGCTTCAACCGCTGCGAAAGGAATTTTGATTGAAGCCGAAGGCGTTAGATCGTCGGTAAAGATTAGGTCTGGAGAAGTGTTAGCTGCGTTTCTTTCTTTGAAGACAACTTTTCCGTCCTTACCAATAAAGAAGTTTCCGAATTCTGAGCTAGTAACAATTTGTAGATATTCAATAACCGAAGTATTGACGACTTGAGTATCTAGAAGGGTCGTGTTTCCTGCGTCAATATCTCGGAGAGTGGCAGACCAATTCACTTCGGGCAGATTGAGAACGCGCGTTACTCTAGCTCCAGATAGTTCGCTAGGCGGGGAAAGGTCTTCGATTGTCGCGTTAGCTAGAACGGAGAATGCGTCCGCTACTTCGATTCGAACGGTTGCTCTACCCGGGTCGTATTGAAGATCGAAGTCTTCGATAAAGCCAACGAATACAGGCTTAGTGTCTGCGGTTATTCTTACTTCACGTCTTGGAATAAGAGCGCCGTAGTAAGGGCCAGCGGTGTAGAGCGGGTCAAACGCGCGGTCTGAGTTGTCCACGGTAAAGGTAGAGATTCCCGCGTCGGTGCGGTCGAGAGCTTGGTTCTTTCCCCTTCTTGTTGAAAGGTTTTGAACGCGTCCGGAGATATCGTAGAAAAGAGTTCCACCCAAGACGTACTGAATGTTGTCGAGCTTTCCCCGAACCGCGTCGTCTAGTTTGAAGCCGATAGGGGTAGCGTTTCCAAGATCAAGTCCGAGTTCGACTTTGATATCCATTTTTTACGCGCCTTGCCAAACGGGGCCAGAAGTTCTTTCATAAGCCTTCACCGCGTCTACTACTGCCTTACCGATTGTTGCGCCCGAATCAAGTCCGCCGTTTACGTTTATGTTGTAGACGGTCTGTTGTGCCTGAGTTCCGAATAGTGCCTGAGTCCCGGTCATTCCGATTTCCCCGGCAACGGTTCCAAGTTCTGCGTATCCTGCGTTTATCGCACCTAGCGCACCTGCGCCACCCGCTACCAAGTTAGCCGCTAGTTTAGCTCCGGCAACTGGCCCAGCGTTTATGACTTGTTGAAGAAGCTTCGGGTCTAGCCCCATAGAAGATAGCTTTGTAATGTTTAGGCTGAAGTCTTTTACCCGGGCTAGAAGCTTATCCATATTGCGGATAATTGAATCGGTCGAACCGCCCAATTCTGGAAGGCTAAACGCTCCCATAATCGAATCCTTGATCGAACTAAACGTGCTAGTTACCGAATCTGCGAAAGACCTGTAAACGCGCTGTCTTTCGGCTAGGGCTTCCGCTTCCGCTCTAGCGGCTTCGGCTGCGGCTTCTGAAGCTGCCTGAGCTGCTGCCGCGGCTTCAGCTTGTCCGGCTGCGGATTTGTTGTAAAGGTTTTGAAGCTTCTTCGCTGCCTTGCTTGTTCCGTTTATGATTTTGTTTGCGGTCTTCAGCGGTTGCGGGCCACCTAGAATCTGCCCGGCTAATCCACCGGAGATTCCCTTAGTTGCTAGTTTGCCGATTGCCGCTTGTTTCTTTACTTCAAGTTGTAGATTCTGGCGAATTGCCTTCATTCCGTTAGCGGTTTTCTGCCCGGGGCCAGTTAGGTCGGGAACAATAGTGTCCGTGCTTGTATCCGTTTTAGGAGTGAGCGGCCCGAAAGTTTTAGCTAGATCGGCGGCGCTTGCTCCTGCGGATATACCCTTAAAACTACCTGCGGCTTTAGCAAAACCCTGAGCGGCTGCCGCTGCGGTTCCATACTTACCCGCTGCCCATTCTGCGTCTTTTCCTGAATTCAAGACGGCAGTTCCAAAGCTAGTAACTACCGGAGTCGTCTTTCGGTAAGTGCTATCTAGTTCGGTCGCGCCTTGAATAATCAAACCAAGCGCAACAAGTACCGCGCCAATTCCAGTAAGCATAAGAGCTGTTTTGAAAAGCTTCAAAGCTCCAGTAGCTAGTCCAATCTTTCCAGCGGTTACGGTGAAGGTGTTTCCAAGAATTACTGCGGCGGCGTTGTAGAGTCCAACGGCTACGCGTCCTACGTTGTAAGCGGTGTTCAAAATAAATAACGCCGACACTACTCGGAAAATTGCCTCCGCATTTTGAACTAGGAATATAACGGAGTCCGCTATGGCTTTTGCGAATGCTTTAATATCTACCGAACCAAGAGCGGCTTTTAGCTTTGAACCTATTTCTGGAGCAAGTTCTCGAAACGCGGTAATCATTTCTCTTACCGCTGGCATAACAACAATGCCGATTTCTTCGCTTAGGTTCTCTAACTCGATTCCTAGAAGTTCAATCTGCCCGGCGAAAGTCTGAGCGTAAGCTTGCGCGGAGCCTCCGAACTGAGATTGTAGTTCCGCAAGAATAATCTTCTGCGCTCCAAGAAGGTCGCCTGTTTCGGTGAGAGCTTTTATCTGCGCTTTTTGTTGATCGGTGAATTGAATACCAACTCTGGTAAGTGCTGAGATTCCCTTTACCGGGTCGTTCAAAGCCTTACCTAGACGGATAGCTTCTCCGCTTGCGTCGGTTCCCATAGCCCGGGCGACGTCTAGGGTAGCCGCTACGGTTTGGTCGAAGATATCGTTATTAGCCCCGGCTTGGTTCTGAATGTTCTTGAAGGTAAGAAGAAGGTTTGCGCCCGATTGAATTAGTTCGTCATCTACCGCGGTTTGCTTGCTTAGGGTTTCAGATAGGTTTGCGATATCGGCTGCGGTTCCGTTGGCGGTCGTTCCCGTGGATTTTAGAACGGCTTCGGTCTGAGACATAAT